CTGATGGGTGCTGAGGGGTCGGGTTGAATCCGTCACCAACCACTATATCCACCTTACAAAATAAACAAAATGAAAATTTTATTTAAATTGTGCAGCTTCAATATGGTTCCTAACTTACTACTGGTCCCCCGATCTCGTGAGAGATGCGGGTTCTCATCTTCAGCTGTGGCGTTTCAACGTCCGGACCATCGTCTCTATAAACGAGTCGACTGGACCCAAATCGAAAGCGGTAAATACGCAATCGTAGATCCGTTAGACCCGTCTAACGTTCTGTACCTCTCACCCCGAGAGTACTTGACAGCTCAGAAGACTTGGATATCCAATGACATTGCCGTCGTCGTTCTGGCGACACCTTCTGATCGACCCGTTACACCTTCCGAACAATCTGAGTCCAAATCTTCCCCCAGAGACCGTAGAACAGTCCCTGGAATGGAAAATGAGGGTCAGAAAGCTGCTCGAGGACGCCTATTCGGTATGTTCGTAAGCCCGTTAAAAGGCTTTATTAACTACTGGTTAGAGTCCAAGAGAGGGCCCGATATAACTGGTTGCGTACAGAAACTGCCCCAGCCCGTGGTCGAGGTCAATGATGGTAACATCAGAGATCTAATCCTAGAGTGGGGAAACCTTCTTCACTTTAGGCTCTTTGGCCTGGCAACTGGACGAGGACATCGGTCAGGTTTATTAGCCTTTGCGAGTCACGCCCATGCCATACTCGTGTCACAAGGCGCCCTTACCCTGACGAAACGGATGAAGCTTTACGCTTTATGCCTAAAGGCATATCTTGCGGGAAAACCCTACAAGACAACCGAGTCGCTAGGAATAAGGATACGCCTGTGCCACGGGTTGCCGAAAGCTTTACCTCCAGTGGTGAGAAGTGCACTGAGATCCCGTTCAAGCGTCTTATACAGACTTTGGATTTCCATATTGTTCGCGTATAAGGCTTTTGTGTGTGAAAACACTAAGCCAGATATTGCTGCAATAGTCAAGAGTCCACCCGATTACAACTCGGGTATGCTCAAGGCCTTTGAGGATTTCCAAGGTAAGTTTAAGGACTTGTTTAAGCCCGTCTTGTCCAAGGGAGACGAACCGGATTTCTCCGATCCGGCCCTTCATTGGCCTGCTTCGGCAGGTCCCAATGTTAGACCATCTCCGCAGGGAATCCTTACGGATCTCCTTGCGTGGGTGGTCTACGTTGGGCAACATTTCGGGTGGGGACTTCAGTGGCGCCGTTCTTCGACAATCAAAGCATATCTTTGCGATATACTTTGCCGATTCGAGTTCCTAGTTTCCCAAACTAGTGGACTCGAGCTGACAACAACACGTCGAGGAATACCTCTCACGAGGTTCCTCGAGGACTTTGTTTTCACTCGTGATAGCAAATTCCATGTGTTGTTGCGGCACTCGGTTCAAGACCTTAAACAAGCCTTGGGATTGTCGGGGTATTGTGTGCACAAGCTCGAGGGGCCTGTTGTCTACATTGGCCCCGAAGGAGAGGAAACTCTCCTCCGGACATTCCAAGAAGATAACATTCCTCAAGAGCTACGATGCCACTTGGAACCCAACAAGAATCGTCCCGCAAACGTGCTGACCGACCTTTCATCCGAGAACCCATTATGCCTCTCCCGTATCTGTTTCCTTCGGGAACCAGCCGGAAAGGTGCGTAATGTGGCTATCTTTGATTGGTGGAGTCAGCAGTTCCTGAAACCTGTCCACGATTGGCTGTTCAGCCTCCTTGCCTATCTCCCGTCAGATGCCACCTTCGATCAAGAGGGTGCTCTTAAGGATTTCGGTAAAGAGTGTGGTGAGACTGAGATATTCTCGTACGACTTAACTGCCGCTACAGAGAACATCGGCCAGTCTCTCTACACAATCGTTCTGACAGAGTTTTGGGGGCGGATTAGCGCACGCTCTTGGTTAGACTTGATGGTTAACCGTTGGTTCCAGTTGACTCCTATGGAGAACTTGCGAAAGCAGGATCAACCCAAGGGGCCAATTAAGTACCGAAGAG